TCTGGTACTGCTCTTCAATCTGTAACCGAAAGGCTTAGAGAAGCAAGTGGTGGAATGTTAGGATTCCAAGAAGCTGCGCAAGCGGCCGCCATTGGTAGTGCAAAAGGTTTCAGTCCTCAACAGCTAGAAGAACTCGCTATAGGAGCAGGAAAAGTATCCAAAGCATTGGGACGTGACTTCACGGACTCTTTTGACCGTTTAGTTCGTGGTATTTCAAAAGCAGAGCCCGAACTCTTAGATGAATTAGGTATTACTCTTCGACTTGAAGAAGCTACAAAAAGATACGCAGAGGCTTTAGGAAAGAACGCAAAAGAACTTACAACTTTTGAAAGAAGCCAAGCAGTATTGGTTGAAACTCAGCGCCAGCTAAACTCTCAGTTTGGGGACTTTGAAGGCTCCGATAATGCTTTTGTAAAACTCCAGAAAACTTTTGAAGATGTTGTAAACATGGTAATGGAAAAAGTTTTACCTGTATTTCAAGGGTTTGCAAATGTAATATCAAATAATATTGGTTTAGCGATTGGTATTTTTGCGATTATAGGTGCAAAGATATTTTCAACTATTCCTGCTGTTGCGGGGCTTGGTGATGCTTTAAACCAGTTTGTCGAAGACTCCGAAGAAGGTATGAAACAAAACATTAAAGATATGGAGGACTATGCAGACTCCGTAGCTGAAGCAAAGAAAGAGCTAAAAGATGCTGCTGATAAAGCTGAAACTGTTTTCAGCCAGGCAAAGGGCGGAGCGCAAGATGTTGCAAAAGACTTAGAAGCAAGAAAAGGCTCTGGGCTTGAAAAATTACAAAAAGGAGAAGATCCAAGTCAGCGACAACTTGCAGGAATGTTAAAAGCAGCCCGAGATAATAAAGGAGAGTATAAAAAATTAGATACTGAACAAAGAAAGCATTTTATAAAGCAGCTTGAAATAATGCAAAATGCAAACAGCAAAACGTACAGAACTATGGGTGCACATATAAAAAGAGGCGGTCTTGCACTTAAAGGCTATGGCATAAGTATAAAGAAATTTGTAATAGAAAACCTGAACAGAGCAAGACGAGTCGGAATACGAACTTTCGCAGGTATAGGAAAAGCCGCAATAGGAGCAGGAAAAGTTATACGTGGTGCAATGAAGTTCACAGTAATTGCAGGTGTTTTTGTAGGAATCTTAGAGATGTTAGAAACTATTACTAAGTTTCCTTATACTTTTATGAAAAATATGATAGAGGCAGTAGTCGGAATAGGAAGAACTTTTCAAGCTCTTGTAAATGGTATGTTGTTCGGAGTAAATAAAGTAGCAAATGCTTTCAGAGCAGTAGTAGGTCTTGCAGAGCAAGAACAGATCAAGGTAGAAATTCTTGATGAAAAAACTGCGGATAATATAATGGCAGCTATGGAAGCAAACGAAGGCTTTGTAGGAGAAATGGTAAAAAGTGCAAAAGCAGTAGAGGAAGTAAATAGAGCAGTAGAAAAATACGAAAATGGATTAGTAAAACTTGGTGAAATGTCACAAACAGTAGCCGAAGACTTACAGGCAGTAAACCAAGGCTTAGCAGGACAAGGAGCAAGTGCAGAAACAAGCATGAAGCGAATGACTGCTATCGGTACTGCTGGTATCTCTGGTCTCTTGAATAGAGCTTTAGAAAATGCGACAAAAGATGACGGCTCTGTTGACATGAGTCGCGCTAAAAAAGGTGTGGAAAAAATTATAGAGGAGTTGGGAGACGAAGCAAAAGCTCTTTCACCAGAACTATTTAAAGCTCTTGGATTGCCTATTGAGGACGCGATTGAGAAGATTTCAACAATGGAAACTCAAGCTCTTGAATTTACAAGTGCAACTAGTCAGTTCTCTGCACAGATTGAACAAGTACAAAAAGCATTAGGATCAGGTAACTTAGAAGCTGCTTTAGAGCTTACCAAACCTTTAGAAAATCAAAAAGTACGTCTTGAAGAAATAGCAGAAAAAACAAACGAAGTAACAGATGCTCAAAAAACACTAGACGAAGCATTTGCTTTTGCAGGGGGACTCGATGCCTACAGAGAAAAAATTAGAGGCTTAATAGCAGAGGAAGAAAGACTTAAAACTCAACGAAATGAAATAGCTATTCAACAAGCAAATACTGCTTTATTAACAAGTGGTTTTGCACAAAGAGCAAATGAACAACTTGAGATAACAAAAGCACAAAATGCAGTAGACCAAAATGCTCTTGATATAGCTAAGAAAAGACAACTTGTAGAAGAGGCAGAAAAGGGTAAAGGACAATTAGCAGGCAAGACAGAAGAAATAACCGCTCTTGAAAAAGAAATAGAGGATCAAATAGAACTAGGAAAGCAACTTGAAAATAATGTAAGAATAGCCGAGTCAAAAGCAGATGATATAGAAAAACTTGGACTTACTATAGGAAATTCACTAGAAGAAAATTTATCCTCTGCTTTTAACGCTCTTGTTCAAGGAACAAAATCATTTAAAGACGCATTTGCAGATATGGCAAAAGCCATTCTTGCCGATATTGCAAAAATGATAACAAGAATGTTAGTAATGAGAGCACTTACTTCTGCTTTTGGTGGAACTAGTTTTGGAAATTTTTTAGGTATACCAACAGCTAAACAAGGCGGAATAGTAGAGCCGCCTCAATATCGTTATGGTGGTATCGCAAAGATGGAGGACTATTCCAGAGGTGGTATTGCGAGAGGAAGCCAGGCAGGGTATCCTGCAGTTCTACACGGAACAGAAGCTGTCGTACCTTTACCTGATAATCGTTCAATTCCTGTTGAGATGAGAGGGGGAATGGGAACCCAAAATAATGTTACAGTAAATGTAAATATTGACAATGAAGGAAGAACAACTCAAGATAGTACATCAGATGGATTAATGGGAGAAAATTTAGGAAGACTCGTTGCTTCTGCTGTGCAAGATGAACTTCATTTTCAAAAACGATCAGGGGGCATACTTAACCCCTATGGAGTAGCATAATGCCTGATATAGGATTTACAGTTCCAGGAGTTAGTGGGCAGGTAATACCAGATAAAACTCTTCAAAGACAGTCCACTCCAAAAGTAAGAGTGGCTCAGTTTGGTGATGGGTACCAGCAAAGAATTGCCGATGGAATAAATACTGTAACAGATTTATTTACGGTTAGCTTTACAAATAGAACAAAAGCAGAGGCCGATGACATTGAAGCATTTTTTAGAGATAAAAAAGGAGTTACAGCTTTTGATTTTACTTTTCCAGACTCAAACTCTTCTTCAAATGATAGTGCAGGTAACCCTGTTACTACAGTGAAAGTAGTTTGTAAAAATTGGTCACAACAGTTTTCAAATTCTGGAAGCTATAGTATTTCATCTTCTTTTGAGAGAGTGTACGAGCCATGAGTGTAGAAATTACAACAGATGCGCAAGGAAGTGAAGTATCAAGCCCTTTAATTTTTTTATACGAAATATCTTTAGGTACAGGTACAAACAATACGTTATTCTTTCACTCAGCAAAAGACTTGGATGGTACGGACTCAAACAAAGACTTAATCTTTGATGGGAATACTTACATATCCCTTCCAATCATAATAGATGATATTGAGAAAAAGGCTGACGGTGCAATGAATCGTCCAAAAGTAACCATTGCTAATGTTGAAACTCTTATAAAAACAGGGTCCGCGTTTAAAACAGAGATGGAGGACGGAACTTGGGATTCTGCAATTCAAGGTGAAAATATAACAGCTACTAATTTTAAATTTGAAGATTTAATTGGTCAAAGATTTGTACGAAGAAAAACTCTTGAAAAGTATACTGGAAGTGCTACTCCTGTCGAGTTTCCTAAAGAAACATTTATTATTGATAGAATTTCTGAAAAGAACTTTTTATCTGTAACTCTTGAACTTGCATCTCCTATGGACTTAAATGGAGTAAGAATACCTGCAAGAACAGTGGTTGGAAAGTATTGTCCTTGGATATATAAAGGACATAATGTATCAGAAACAAAAAGTGCTTGTTATTGGTTAGACCACGAACAAATATCAGATACCTCTAATAATAAATATAGTTTTTACTTTACAAAAAATGATGAGCCACTTATTCTGTATGACCACTTTTTCAATGCAAACGGAACAAGAAAATCAGCAGAAAGTGGAAGTATTGCAAGAGTTGAAATAAGAACAGGAGGCTCAGGCTACTCATCTGCACCCACCGTAACTATATCTGCGCCCACTAGTGGGACTACTGCAACAGCAACTGCTACCATTTCTTCAGGGTCAGTGAATGCAATAACCGTTACAAATGCAGGGAGTGGGTATACAGGAGAGGCCACAGTTAGTTTTTCAGGCGGAAGCCCAACAGCAGCAGCAACTGCTGTAGCAAGAATAAATTTTGCAGCTTGGATGGGGGACTACTCGTCTTCTACTGCATATCTAAAAGGACAGTATGTTTACTCTAATGCTCTTGTTTGGAGAGCGGAACAAAATGTTACAAACGTAACTCCTGCTGAAGGAAACTCAAACTGGCAAATAGTAAGAACTTATAAAACATGGGATAGTTCAACAAGTTATACTATAAATAGTAGCGATCCTAG